GTGCTAAGCGCTTCCTTGCCAATCAGGCAATGGAGAACGCGAACGAAAAGTATTTCGCCGCGGCGCCGACCTATAACCAAGCGAAGAAGATCTGGTGGGACGACCTCAAGGCGCTCACCCTTAGTGTGCTGCACATCCGCAAGCCGTCAGAGTCCGCACTGATTATCTACCTCCCGAACGGGACGGAGATTCACATCATTGGTCTGGACCAGCCCCAGCGCATTGAAGGTATCAACTGGACTGGCGGGGTCATTGATGAAATTGCAGACATCAAGCCTGAAGCGCTTGAAGCGAATATCATGCCCGCGCTCAACACCTATAATCCAACCCGCCCGGACTATCGGGCTTGGTGTTGGTTCATTGGTGTGCCGGACGGTCTGAACCACTATTACGAGATGGCGGAATATGCGCGCACGTCGGGTGACCCCGACTACGAGCTGTTCCATTGGAAGTCCGAGGAGATTCTACCGCCAGACGTCATTGCGTCCGCAAAGCGCACGATGTCACGCAAGCAATACAATCAGGAATATGCAGCTTCGTTCGAAACGGCTAGCGGTCGTATCTACGAAGACTATGACGGCCGCATCGGAGGTAAGAACTACACCGATGTGACCGTGCAACCCCACGACGAACTCTTCTGGATGCACGACCAGAACTTCACGCCACTTAGCAGCGCGATCGCTGTGGTTAAGGCAGGGGTTCCTTACATCTGTGACGAGATTGTGCTGGAGAGCGCTGTATCACGCCAATCGGCGGAAGAGTTCGTCGACAAATACAAGGACCATCAGAACAAGCTAGTCAACATCTACGGTGACCCGGCAGGCAGGGCAGGTGAGAAGCATGGACACAAATCAGACTACGTCGAGATTGAAGAAGTGCTTCGGCTGCACGGCTGGAAGTTCCGTCGCCGCGTTCGCCCGTCGCATCCGAGTATCCGTGACCGCCAGAATGCGGTGCGCGCCAAGATCCGGAACGCGGCTGACGAGACGACGCTGTTCGTGAATCCTACGACCGCGCCTTGGACGCACAAGGGTCTGGCGACGGTGCAGCTCCAGGAGGGCTCAACCTTCCAGGAGGACCAGAAGAACAAGTATCAGCACATCACGACCGCTGTGGGATACTTTGTGGATGCTCACTGGCCTGTGGGCGAGTCGCTCGCCAAGGCTGGTAAGACGAGCGGTCACTTTTGACGCTTGCGCCCATGCGGGGGCAGTGTTAAGCAATGCGGGAATACGCCCTAGGGGATTAGCATGGCACTCAACTCCGTTCATCCGCAGTATGCGGAACACAAGCCCGATTGGGACCAGCTCCGTGACGCTGCGAAGGGTGAGCGGGCTGTCAAGGCCAAGGGGCAGCTTTACCTTCCCCCGACGAGCGGCATGATCCTTGACGGGTTGAACGGCCCGAATGGTGGGCTGACGTATAACCCGGCCGGTGGCAATGGTGGCGGCACGGGAGGCAATTCAGCGGGTGCTGCCTTTGGGAATCGCAACCTCGGACAAGTGGCATATGATGCCTACAAGCTGCGAGCGGTGTTCCCGGAATACGTCTCCGATGCTCTTGAATACTTCATGGGCTCGCTCCACAACAAATCCCCTGTCATTGAACTCCCCGAAGAGATGGAGCCAATGCGGAACAACGCCACCCCGCTTGGCGAGCCACTTGAAATCCTTTTGCAGCGGATTAACCTTGAGCAGCTGACCACAGGGCGCGTCGGCATTCTTCTCGACCTGCCCAAGAATCCGGATCCTGCTAATCCGCTTCCGTTCATTGCACTGTATGTCGCTGAGTCCATTATCAATTGGGACGACCAGACAGGCAATGGGGACGGTGAGGACGATGTGGCGGAAGGGTCACAGCGTGAGGCGCTGAACCTTGTCGTGCTGGACGAGTCCGGCGTCAAGCGGAACACTGACTTCGAATGGGAGAAGGTTGAGCGCTACCGCGTGCTCCAGCTTGGCGCTATCGGTATCAACGAACCGAACGGCGAAGCGATCTACACGCAAGGTCTGTTCCAGAACGAAACGGACACGGGGCTCACCTACGACGAGTCCAAGATGATTGCTCCGATGATCCGGGGCAAGACGCTGTCGAGCATTCCGTTCAAGTTCATCAACACGAAGGACATCTCTCCTGAACCCGATGCGTCCCCGCTGATCAGTCTGTGCCGGCAGTGCTTCACCATTTACCGTGGCGAAGCGGACTACCGTCAGAATCTGTTCATGCAGGGTCAGGACACGCTGGTCGTTATCGGTGCGCGCCAGCGGAACACGCTGCCGGGCGAGGACGCAACCGAGGAACCGCTGCGCACGGGTGCAGGAGCGCGCATCGACCTGGAGTTGCAGGGTGATGCCTAGTATGTCGAAGTGGACAACCAGGGCCTTGCGTAGCAGCGCACCGCACTCGCTAATGATCGCAAGCGCTGCGAGTCGCGCAGCGGACAGCTGATCGACGCGACGCAGGGCGACAAGGAATCTGGTGCAGCGCTCAAGACCCGTGTCGGTGCGCAGACAGCCACCCTGAACCAGATTGCTAAGACAGCGGCGCTGGCGCTGGAGATGCTGCTCAAGCAATGCGCCGAATGGATGGGGGCTGACCCCGAGAAGGTCAAGGTCACACCGAACCTCGAGTTTGCCGACTACCAGATGGCAGGCCAGGATCTGGGAAACCTGATGACCGCCAAGCGCAACGGTGCTCCGCTGTCAATGGAGTCGATCCATCGGTTGGCAGTGCAGGGCAACCTCACCAACTTGGATTATCAGACGGAGATGGACAAGATCAAGGCGGAGCCTCCGCTGGCTGTCGATCCCAATGTGCAAGCCAAGCTGGATGCAGAAGCAAAGGCTCGGCAGCAGGATCCGGGCGGCACCGGAGGCACGGCACCGCTTCCAAAGGACCCCTCCAACCCTGCACCGCAGACCGGTCCGAACAACTAATCACCAACGCCTTCGGGCACAATAGAAGGAAGAGCAGATGGCTTTCAAGATGGAACTCGACTCCCTCGACGGCCTCCCGGAGGAGGTTGCCAAGGAATACGTCGAGAAGGATGGCAAGTTTGTCATCCAGGTGGAGGGCATGAAAACGCAGGAGGACGTTAACCGCGTCCAGAATGCGCTGAACGCTGAGCGCACCGCGCACGCCGAACTCAAGACCAAGGTCAAGACGACCTTCGGTGACGAGAAGTTTGAAACGATCCGCGAGAAGCTGGACAAGATCCCCGAGCTGGAAGCTGCCGCGGCCGGCAACCTGGACGAGACCAAGATCGCAACGATCGTCGAGGGCCGCCTGAAGGCGAAGACTGCGCCGCTCGAGCGTGAGCTCAACAACATCAAGAGCGAGAACGTCGCGCTCAAGGAACAGGTGCAGACGTTCACCACGAAGGAAAAGGGGCGCACCATTGCGGACCAGATCCGGTCGGAAGCTGCCAAGGCCAAGATGCTGGACGGCGCAATCGAAGACGCGGTGTTCCTTGCTGGATCGGTGATGGAACTCCAGGACGATGGCGTTGCTGTGGTCAAGGCGAGCACGGGCTACACCGAAGGCCTCAGCGCCAAGGACTTCATCGCTCAGCTCCAGGAGAAGAAGCCTCACTGGTGGGGCCCGACTCAGGGTGGCGGTGCTGGTGGCAACCGTGGCGGTGGCCCCAGCGCAACGAACAACCCGTTCAGCCACGAGCACTGGAACCTGACGAAGCAGGGTGAGCTGATCAAGTCCGATCGTTCGCGCGCCGAAACGCTCGCCAAGGCTGCCGGGACCGAGATTGGGGGCCGGCGTCCCGCGCCCAAAAAATAATCGTTGACTCGGATCGCTGGTGCATGTTAGCCAATGCTCAGGCGGGGCAATGTGCCAGCTATCCGATCCGGGTCCATGGGACAGGGTCAAACCTCCAACCTCACTGAAAGGAAGCCTGTCCCATGGCAGCCGGTGTTACCCGAATTTCGGACGTTGTCGTTCCGGAAGTGTTCACCCCCTACTCGCAGCTGATGACGCAGGAAAAGTCCCGCCTCATCCAGTCGGGT